TAACTGGTCTGTCAACGTCATCGCTCCATCTGCTATCCTCTCACTATTACTTTCAGCTAAGGTTTTAAGCTCCTCTATTTTATCATCTACATATTTTCTACTATCTTCACTTATCTCTACCTTAAAGAAGTTATCTAACATTCCCATTTGTTGTTCCCACATTTCTGAATATCCATTAAATTGTTGTCCTTTCATTATTCTGTAATACAATCTGCTTGCTATACAGTCACGTTTCATCTCATAATAAAATTTGCCTATTCGGTTTCTTCGCAAATTATATATGTGATGACCACCTTGATCTGAATCATCAGTCAGAGTTGTATCAAAATCTAATAACTCTCGGACATTAATCTCATTTCCACTCATTATTGCGTGGGTCTTTTGATAGTGATAGCTTGGAACGCTAACATACGTAACAACAACATCATTAGTGATAGGTTTGTCATAATAGATTAAATCAGGTTTTTCAGCGTAAGCGTAGTTATCACAATAAGTAACAAAAAAAAAATCTTTTCCTGGGCGGGAGCCAATCATCTTGTTAGGATAAATATAGTGTTCACTACACATACATCCAAATAATCTCTTTTTGATTGGTGTCATATGGTTGTGAATACCCAAATCCTTCAATTTATTTTTGGACAAACTATATAAGCTCTTAACTGTAAATCCTGTGTCACTAAATTCTATATTAGAATACGGGCATTTTCCATAAAAATCGGCCATTCTCATATCGTATCTTTTCAATCTCAAATTCCAGTCTGTGTAATCCTCTTCATCATCTTTACAGAAGCAAAACGGTTGTTTCCGCTTTCTATCTGCATAATCAGTAACTACACCCTGCTCGGATGCTAGCCAATCATAAAATAATGGGTCTACATTTGTCATAAATTGTTCAGGGGTCATACTCAACATTGTTGTAAAATTGTTCTGATATACATAATCCATTTTCGTTTTCATATCAGTTGTATCAATTCGTATTATATTATTTGTCTTGTTTTATTTGTTTTTGTTTTATGCAATTATTTAAGCAGGTATGTTCAATTTTGAAAACCTGCCCTTGTGTGAGCGATACCAAATCAATTGGAATCAAATGTCGTATTCTAATGCTTTGATCAAGTCTTGCATACTACCTGAGCATCGAATAAATTCTATTTCAACATAGTGCTGTGTAAGGCTTCTGTAGCCTAGACTCATGGTCCACTACACGTCACAGCTCCGCTCGATTTTATTTCACTATTTACTCATTCATTAAATCTTCTTATAAGGTTTACTCATGTACAATCAATACAGGACACTAAAATCATCGAATTTTAATTATTAGATCAATCGTTCTAACTGGGCGACGGTAGTTAACCGTCTAACTGGGCGAACACGCTAGGGTAGGGCCTCTTCTGGCACATCCATGCTAATCAATGTAATAATATTCATCAAAATCAGTTAATGTTTATATTGAACCAACGAAACTCGAAATAATGTAATGAGTTGTTGAAACTTCAAATACGCACCGTCTTCGTTTCTCCTTGGCGAACATTTGCTAGTTGACCCTAATGCGCTTAGTAGGGCACTTCACGGCTCAAGTCAACTATCGGTCCGAAACCTCTTAAATCAATGGTGTGCTCATCTCATCATGATTATACACTTACAAACATATAGGGGACAAACACAAAATTACATTTAAATTTTATAGCGTCATTTAGCACGGGGGTTAACCTGTT